GTTTTTTGATTAGTTCAGGAACTAATTTTTCCCAACGTTTGGCTTCCCGCACCACATCCAATCGTTTCTTAAGTTTCACCTGTGGCACCATGATGAACATGACCACCGTGGTGATACCCTGCTTCATGCGCCCGGTTTTAGTGAACGATCCACCCTTGGCACGACGACCAACCCGGCCCGACTTATTGATGCGAACGCTATCCACCACCAGAAGCGACGGACGGCCACGCCGATAAACAAATCGCAACGGCCCAAACCGGTGCTCCGGGAAATTGCCCGGATTGATCCGCTTGCCGCCAACCCCGCGCTTTGGAGCAGCCGGTGTCGGGATCGCCAGCCAAAGACCGGACTTGCTTTTGATCAACGCCCCTTCATCAAACGTGCGAATGATTTGCGGAGCCTTGGACCAAACCAATGTCGCCGCATCATGTCCCTTGTTGGGATATGCGCGGCTCCGCCATGTTCTCGCTAATCTTGGCCCTAACCCAGCCGTTATGACCTGTTTGCGCAGATCACTTTTGAGCCCATCTCCGGCTTCTTTGATGCCAGCAAAGACACCGCGCTCAATGCGCTTTGCCTCGGCCTGCATATCAGCCATGAGAGAACCAACAATGGCAGCACCAAGTTTCATGCTGGTCTCGTATCTAACGTCCAGACCAGCCGATGAGGGTCACGCCGTTCTGGTTCGCCCTGAATAACGTAATCAGCACCATCAATGGTGAGTAGATCATCAGGCCGTGGTTGCGCCAGTTCTGAAACACGAACTTCAAACAGGGCCGTTTCAGCATGAACCCGGGTTTCACCAAACCCGACGATGTCGTCTGGCTGTGTGGCAATCACACGGATGGCTAAAACGTCTCCCCCCTGAGGGGAATAAAGTGCATCGATACCAAACTCATCAAACGTAATGTCGAGCGCCTCCTGAGCCAAAGAGGTAAAAGTCATCCCTCTTCGTTCGGCGTATCAGCCTCAACTTTGGCCTTGCCGCCTTTTTTCTCGGGTTGATCTTCAACAAGGGTTGCCAGCTTGCGTTCAACAAGCTTGCGGCCCTCGTCTTCGTTGATATCGAACATATCGCCGGGAGAATGAGTTTTCTTACCGGCAACGACCATGACATTGGCTTTAAGCTTCATGACAGCCCCCATCACAATACGGTTGCACAGAAACTGGCATTAGCCCGGTAAGGGACCACCAGAGCCGAAGACTGCAGGAGCATGTAACGCACCGGCGGATCGTTCTCCGACCACGATTTCACAAAATATTCCAACGGGCGGATGCCTGCGGCCTCGTCAAGAATGGCCCCGTGGTGACGAACACCTTCCAACCCCGTGCGGGCTACCAGCAATACTGTGCCGGTAGGGAGTAGCGTTTGATCGACACCGTCGTCGTCCACATAAACATCATTGTAGGTCCAGATATCAAAGCTGCCGATGTTGCCACGAAACACGGATTTTTCATCAGCGACGATGGGATCAAGCGACAGGCTGATAGAGGTGCCGCGCCGGACATCAAACAGGGCCTTCACTTCCGGATCCTTGAGAAACGCCTCAAAGGCGCTGTCTTCCATAATGACCGTACGCGGGCTGAGGCCGGAGTTTCCCCGAACCGTAATTGCCCAGGAGCGAAGATCAGCCAGTGGACTCACCCCGGCTTCGCCCCAACGGGAAGTGCCGGTAAGCGCCACCGTGTGGGTCGGGTCACGCTGAAAATCCACCACTTGGGTGGAATAACCTTCACCTGCAACTACTTGTTTGCCGGTCAAAAGCACTTCAGTCGCCATCACTTCAAAGCGACGGTTCAGCATCTTGAGCATATCGGCCAGGTTATCGGCAACGGCGGCTTGAATACGGCTTTCAGGCGACATGGCACCCATGAAGGGTTCGCCCGGACGGCGTTTAAGACCTTGTTGGGGCCGGACCACCCGCTTCTCCTTGAGATAGGCGGGTTTAAAACTCTTGGTCTCATAACCACGGTTTGCCACCACCTTGCCTTCGACGAGGGGAGAGACAAAGGGCGTAATGCGCGGTTTTCCATCGACCACGTCGAAGAAAATCTCCTCCGTATCGGATCGTGAGATCGTGGAGAAGAAGGTTCGGGCCAAAAACTGGACCGGTTCGGCGTTGGAGGCGACAATTCCTTCGATGACGCGTTCCAATCGCCCGGTATCATAAGCGTTGATTGGCATGGGTTTAGGCTCCTACAACAGGTTTGAGAAAAATACTCTGGGACCGAAGCCCCGGCTTGGCGGTAGACTTGTCATGGCCCGTGCCGAAGACGAGAGCGTCCTCGTTAAAGCAACCGGTGAACCAGACAGCAGCCTTGATAGCCCCCGCACTGGCGTCCACATCGTTTTGCAAAATGGCGATAGGGCCTTCGGAGCCGTCGGTGGCGGCGGCAAGCGAAAGTTTGAATGTATTGTCAGCAGTGACCTCACCCAGCACAGCGCCCATGGCCAGTGTTTCACCGGAGGCGATGATCACGGTATCGGTGTGACGAGGAAAGTCACCGGCAATGAGGTCCTCTTGAGTGAAGGCGTCAACATTGCCAAAATTGGGATCGCGTAGCGCCATGATCAGGCTCCTTGATTAGGTGTGGGTTTATGTCCGAGAGACGACAGCGCTCTGGCCGTCATGGCAACAACGGCGCTGTCTTCGTCATCTTCCGGGGTATCGTCTCCGACAACCGGGTTGGCGACGCTCGCCATGGCCGCATTCAGCAGGCCACCAGTTTTCTGTTGTTCCGGTGCCGAGGAGAGAACCTTAATGGCGCTCACGGCATCCAGGTCAGTTTCCAATGCAAGAGAACGAGCCAGATCAGTGCGACCTTCAGCCTCTGCTGCATTCAGGATGGCCGCAATGCGACCGCGCTCTGCCGTTTGGCCTTCCGCTTTCAAAGCTTCCGTATCAATCGACGTGTCTTTTGAGGATTGCCCATGGTTATTAACGCCGGGGCTTTCTTGGGTGGCATCAATTGCCGTGTCTTGGTGTTCATCCATCTGTCTTTTCCTTATGGTTGAGACATGATGCGCAGCGGCCCGCACACCTGTTGTTGTTACCGACGGGGCCGCCCGTCGCTCTAATTCCGATAAAGTTTCAGCGAAAGTCGCAATGCCATCAGCAAAACCCGAGGCCACAGCTTCTTGTGGATTCAACCACCCGGCCTCAGTTGCGCGGACGACATTGGCATCAATGTTTCGATTACGGGCCACCGTGGAGACGAACAGGCCATAGAGCCGGTCCACCTCTGATTGGAGAGAGGACTTAGCCTCAGCAGTGAGCGGAAAATGCTCGCTGCCATCAATCTTGCGATCACCGGCAAACACCGGCGTATAGACGTATCCTTGTGTGGCATCTTTGGCGCTTTGGTCCATGTGCATGGCGACCACGCCAATTGAGCCAACACCGGCGGAGCGTGGCAGCGTCAGGCGTTCTGCGGCACTGGCAATGGCATAAGCTGCCGAATAAGCATTCTCGTTCGCGATGGCCCAGACCGGTTTAATGTTCCGGGCCTGGTAAATGGTGTCCGCCAAATCAAACAATCCGGCAACTTCGCCACCGGGACTATCGATTTCCATGAGCACAGCACGGACTTGAGTGTCGGCCATGGCCTCACGGATTTGTGCGCCGATAGAGGCGTAGCTGGTCAAACCGCTTTCCGCATCCAGGCCACTGGAACGCTGAACCAGAGTGCCCTGCACAGGAATAACGGCAACACCACCACCTGAGACGGAATAGGATGACCGACCATTGGATTCTGGTCGGCTTAATGCTGCCTGCGGTTCATCAAGATGCTTGCGAAAAACACCTTCTATCACCCGCAACTTATCGAACCCGATGGCCAACGGCGTGTTATAGAGCCGTGACCACAGACGGGGATACTTCATGGTTTTGCTTCCTTAACATGACCTGATTCTTGGTCGGGTGTTTCCTCTACGAACGGCTGTCCGGATACGACGTTTGCAGCCCCCAGAAGACCAAGTTCGGTCATGCGTTCGCGCTCGCGCGCTCGTTGTTCCAGGACTTCTTCCCAGTCGAGGCCTTGCTCAGCGCATTCATTTTCGAGGGTCGAAACTCCAATATCCATGCGTGTCTGAGCCGCTTTTGCTTCCTTAACCGGATCCACCCAGCCCCGACCTGGTCCAATCCAACGAGCCCGGGCATAAGCACGGCGATTTTCATAAAAATCCGGGGCTTCGATCAGCCCCGCCTCGATGACTTCTTCAAGCCAGAGCTCATAAACGGGTTGCGTCCAATGGGCTGACAGCCATTGCCGACGGCCATTGAAATACCGCGAGGCCTCCAACAATGCCGCACGGGCACTGGAGTAATTGGTCTTGCTAAAATCTTTAAGCAAAAGCTCGTAGGGCATATGCAATGCTGCCGCCACATGACGAGACATGGCCTCAACAAAAGGGGCAAACCCATCTGCAGGGCGCGATGGCGCAAATGATGACAACTTATCACCCGGGAAAAGCGGCATAACTGCCCCACCCTTAAGGCGGACACGGTTTTTAATATAGGCGTTGCGATCCTGCATATATTGATCGGCGTCGCCGCCAAACATCTCAACAATGCTGTCCTGATCCATGGGCGTTTCGATGAATGCCGCGATCATGGCATTGATAACGGCAGCCTGTAGTTCGCTACTCTGGTATTTATCCAGCATGCGAAACTGTTTCATCACCGCCGAGAACAGAGGTTTGCCTCGACTTTGGCCAGTGCGTTCTTTGTCATGGATATGAATGACCCGGTGGCGACCCCAGGGCATAAACGCGGGCACACGCTGCCAATCAGCGGCAGTAGATGCCCAGGAGAAATGATCACCGGGATGGGTTTTCTTGATCCAATAGGCTAACGGCGCTCCGTAGGCATCGACCTCGATACCAGAGCGCATTCCTTTGCCATCACTTTTATGCGGTGGCGTCGACAGTCGGTCGGCCTCAATCACCTGAATGCGGGTGGCAAAAGGTCCGTCACCTGGCAACCACAAGGGAAGCGCCAAGGCTTCACCGTTCAGTAATCCCGAACGGAACACCAACTGGGTAAGACCGGCAAAATTCAGAGTACGTCCTGCATCACAGTCCGTTCCGTCAGCCCATGTCCGCCACAAGGCTTCAATCTGGTTGCTCCATTCGTCGGCCCAAACCTTGTCACGACCCAGCGCCCGATAATCAGGCTTGGCCGACAACCGAAACCCAGTACCGACCACATTGTCGGTGATGGTCTGGATTGCACCCGAAGCAATGCCATTGTTAATAGCTAAATCACGATTGCGCGCCCGCAGCATGGGCAGATCGTCCAACAAGTCAGCATCTGCTGAACCGAACGATGGCATCCATGATGCGGTCT